ATTATAGCTACTGCAGTTTAATTAAGACAATTTAAAAAATTAAAGTCCTGAGTAATTAGGACTTTTTTTGTTTTATTGGATATTTTTTGTATATTATTAGTAACTATTTATGCTTTAGACTCATGGAAAAAATTGATTTACAAAATTTTAAAAAATATTACCGCAATAATGATGGTAATGGAACTCTTGCTCGCGTAGGACATGTTAACGCGGTCATTGAAGAAGTTGATACAAAAATTACAGCTCCAGTAAATCCTACTGTAGGAGATACTGTAATTTGGAATGGTACAGAATATGTATCACAACCTGCTTCAGGTGGGGGTGGCGGTGGCTACAAAGACTTAGGTAATGCTAGTACAGTATCTAGCATTGATTGGTCTGAAGCGGCAACGCAAGAAATTAATTTGGATGCTAATCCAACTTTGACATTTGCAAATGCAACTCCAGGTGATAATTTAAGTTTATTACTTAAATCGGGTACTACACAAAGAAGTGTAAACTGGCCAAATTCTGTTTTATGGAATAGAGGTAATCCACCAATTATTTCACCATTACCACAAAATGGTGGAATAGATGCATTATTTCTTTCTGGAACAGGGTTTACTGGTCAAGGAATGATGGGTCCAAGCACAAATTATTCTATTGGGACTTCTTATGTGTTATCTACAGGCAAAATATTAGTTTGGAATAATAATCAACAAACTGCTTATTACGATGGTGCATTTTTGCCAGGTAGTAGCGCAATGAGTGGAAATAAAGACTTGGTACGACTTAATGCAGATGGTACACTTGATAACACATGGGCTACAAATAATTGGAGCGCTATGAACATGGGTGTAATTTGCATACATGAACTTCCTGATGGAAGAATCTTAATAGGTGGTGATTTTGATAGTGGTGGAGGAAATACGGCTACATATGGAAATGATGCTTTGCAATTACTTTCAGCTGATGGAGTTAGAGATAATACATTTGTACCATTATTAGGTTTAGGAACTTTAGGTAATAAAGTTACGAGTATAGCTCAACAAAGTACAGGTAAAATTATAATAGGGGGTTGCTTTGGACAAATTGATGGAAATACTCATCAAAATATTGCTAGGTTTGATGGTAATTTGACGTTAGATTCTTCATTTACAGCCGCAATTGGTAACAATATGGATTATATTCAAGTAGGTGGATTAGCTATTAATAGTGAAGATGCAATATTTGTAATTGGAGGATTTAATAGTATAACTATAAATGGAGGCGGATCTTATTCTTATCTTGCAAAACTTAATTATGAAGGCATTGTTGAATCATTTGGTCCAGGATCAGGAATTAATGGACCTGTAGGTTCAATTAAAATAGATAGTTTAGATAGAGTTATTTTAGGTGGAGGCTTTAATGCGTATGATGGTACCTCTATTGGATATGGTATTACTAGATTACTTCATGATGGTGCACTTGATACATCTTTTGTTACAGGTAGCGGGACAACTTCAATTGTTGACTACTTATTAATTTTACCTAATAATAAAATAGTTGTACTAGGCAATTCAATATCTTATTATAATGGTACAGCAGTTGGTCGTTTATTTGTTCTTAATGAAACAGGAGCAATTGATACAGAAATTGTAATTCCTTCTAGTGGTTTAAGCGGGGTAAGCCCAAATAATACTTATGGATTAGCTCTTCAAACTAATGGTGACATTCTTGTAACTGGTCCATTTAATTCATATGGTGGTGCTACAGCTAATGCAATTGTTAGTATTAATGTAAGTACAGAAACAGAAGTGTACACAGAAATAGATTTTAAATTTAATGGTGTTAATTACATCGGTTCATTCAAATAATTAAAAACATGACGGCAAAAGAATTTTTAACAGGAAAAAAACTTCAAGCAATTGAAGTTGCAGCAAATGTAATTATCAATTTAGTAGTTGATGATTTAGCATATTGTCTTGCAGCAGATACAACTAATCTTAAAGTGGGTACACAAATTGTGCGTGCTACTAACTTTAAAAAAGTAAAAGATGTTATTACATATGGTAATCTTACTTTAGATCTTGCTACTGCGGAAATGATGTAATTAAATAATTAATAAAAAAGCCTCACGATAACTTGAGGCTTTTTTATTTCAATTTTTTTATGTATATTATATAAAATAGCGTGTTCTTTGTAACACATAAAATTACACACCATGTCAATTATTAAATCAGATCAGTATAATACTGATTGGCAGTTTAAAGTACTAAAAGGATTACAATCTGTAAGTGATAAAATAGCTGCATTAGGCGGAGGTGGCAGTTCAATAACTCCGGTTCAAGTATTTCCTACAGTTCGTAAAGAATTAAATACACAAGGTTTACTTGATGAAGTTGTTAAATCTATTTCATTTGCAAGTATTGGTACAGCAAATGCATATCTTTCTTTTGATGGTGGTGCTACTAATGTAACTTTAAAACCAGGAGAAGTAGTAAACATGGATGCAGGGGGAGTTAATAATTTCTATGCGTCTAATACATTTGGTTGGGATACTACATTTAATCCTGGTGCAGAATTATTGATTTCATACAACAAATAAGTTGAGTGCTTGCCAACTTTCAAATACCCGTTGATGCTACTAAGGTTGTAGTAATAGGAAAAAATTTAAGTTCTTCATTCCTATACAGGGGAACTATTGTTTATTTAACAAGTGATGGAAGTAAAAGACCAGTCTTTGTTAAAGCCCAAGCTAATTCAGAATTAAGTTCAGAGCATACCTTTGGTGTAATTGATAATGACATTCCGCCTAATACTGAAGGACCATGTGTTACTATAGGAACACTAGATGCATTAGACACAAGATCTACAGCAGCACATCCTTTTACAACGGATACTTTGGTGGATGGAGACACCCTCTACCTTTCTCCTACAGTTGCCGGCTATGTAACAAACGTACAACCAGCATATCCAAATCAAATAATCAAGGTAGGGCAGGTTATTAAAACAACTCCACAAACAGGAGTTATTATTTATAGAATTCAACAAGCAGAAACCCAGGTAGTAAGTCCAGGTAGTACAGTAGTAGCTACTACATCGCCATTTACACCGTCTGTAGGGCAGTATTACATCTATGTTGATATGTTGACACCATGTGTTATTAATCTGCCGTCTATAGCGCTATCTAACCCTAATGGGTACAATATAAAAAACATTGGAGAAAGTACGGTGAAAATTGTACCTTTATCTCCGGAACTCATTGATGAGCAGACTGAAATAAACATTAAGAATGCCTATACATCACTTGAGTTAGTACACACAACAACTAATTGGTATATAGTATGAGTTATATTGATGTAAAAGAGGTGAACCTCGTAGATGAAAATGGTCAGGTAATTAATCCTGCTGAAGATGAATCTGTGATCTTATTGCGCAGGTTATTGTTTATAGCTCAGTCTTTAGGACCAAAAGATGCAAGTGGATATTTAAGAGTAAATGTAAGTGCACAAGATGCTTCCCTTCTTACTACTAACACGGCCTTGTATGGCGGTATAACAGCTACTCAACAAATTACTGATTGGGCAAGAACAGCATATAACACAGGTATTAGAGCAAACATAACATTCTCCTAAAATGGCAATGACTAACAATTTAAAACCAGTATTAGATCAGCCTGTATGGGAGTGGATGACTACTTTGCCTACTACCATTAACATTCCTGAAAACGGATTTACTACTTCTCAAAGTGGAAAAGGAAGGTATATCTACTTTATGAGAGCTGGTGCTTTTTTCAGATTTGACACTTATTCTAACGTTTGGGCTACTCTTTTGGCACCTACTTATTACACACCTTCTGCTGTATTAGCAATGCAATGTCAGTTAGCCCAAGGAACAAGAGGTAGGATACTAGAAACACTGAGTCCTACTAAATTTAGACTTCCTTATTTAGCAGGAGGTACAATTCTTGAAGGGGAAGAAATGCGCATTGTATATGGCCCAGGTGCACAGGAAACTAGAAAAATAACAGTTGCAAATGACGCTACTACTCATGATAGCGGTATAATGACTTCTGTTAGCGGTGGTACACAGTTTACCGATTCTAATAAAAAGTGGAAAGTAAATCAATGGGTGGGTTACACATGTAGGATTCTTTCGGGTAACAACCAAATGGAACAAAGAAACATTATTTATAATAGTGAAAATACTTTGTACTTTGTTGACACAAACCTTCAACAATATGAGCCATGGGATAACCAAGGATGGCGATTGACTCCAACTACAAATGCTACTTATGAAATTGCTTCTCAAGTTGTAGAAGTTGACTCCGCATTCAATGTTACCCCTACACCATATAGTAGATTTATGGTCAAAACTGGAGTTGTTTGGTTGATATCATCTACTACTTCTGCTCCATTCTTTACATTTCAAATGTATGATATCCTTACCAATACTTGGTATCAGAAAACAATGAATAACCAAATGTTTCCTGCTGCCATTGGTACTGAAGTTCAAATTGAATCAGTAAGTGATATAACAGGTCCATTAGTTTCAGGTACTGCTACAGCAGGAACAATAAGAACATTAACTGATTCTACATTATCTTTAACAGAGGAC